TTTTAAAAGCTGTCTAGCTACGTTTAATTCACTTGCAGTAACATCAGGATTATTAATTTTCTCTAATAATACTTCACAAAGTTTTTCGTGTAATTGTTTTAATTTTTCTGACATAATTTATTTTTTAAAGTAATCCAAAGCCATAATAACTGTTGCAACTAAACCAGAAATAAAAACAACTACCGATAATGTACCTTTAGATTTATTCATAAATGATTTGAGTTCTTCAACATCTTTTTTTAAATTTCTTATTTCAAATAATAAAATGTTAAAATGTGATTTGCTTAAAGTATCTCTTTTACGTTTGTGAAAGCTCTTACTAGTTCTAATAGTCATAAGCGGAGCTAAAACTTCATTGATGATTATTCCTCGTCTTCTTCGTCTAAATCTGCGTCAGACCACGCATCTTCATCATCGTCAGACCAAGTGTCGTCATCGTTGTCATTTTCACTAACTTTGTCCTGAACTTCAGCAAGTATATCTTGCACTTGCTCTAATAGTTCAGCAACAGACTTCTCTTTTTTAGCCATTAGTGTTCCTGATGTTTGTTGTTATATTTTGGTGTTTTTGCCAAAATTTTTATAAATCTTTTTTATTCATAGCTTTAAAGTGTTCTATGAACTCATTAATTGTTGTCTCGTATTTCCACCCACAAAAAGTGCCTACGATAAAAATTATAAATATTAATAGTATTGTCATATTATTTTATTAATTGTTTAAGTTTTTCTTTTAGCTTTGCTAATCTCTCAGCACACTTGCAGATAACTTCTTTTCCGCAGGTACATGGTTTGCATTTACATTCTTTGTTTTTCATATTAGTAATTCATTACTGTTTCAGGTTTCTTCATTAATTTATCTATGAAGTCTTGAGAAATAATTTCTATTTTATCTACCATGTTGTCTCGTCTAGGAGTTCCTTCTATGTAACGCAAAACTCCGCCAGTTAATTTATACAAAGCAGAAGCCAACATAGCTGTGTTGTAATGATAAGAAACATCACATGCTTTTTTCCAATATTCATCTTCAAGAAATAAACACGCACCTTTACAAAGCTGAACTACTGGGCATCTAACACACTCGCTTCTAGTTCTGAAATGATGAACTAAAGTCATCTCCATACCTTTAATGTTTTCTGTTTTGCCTATGTTATGCTTTGGAAGATTTGCATTAGTATTCTGACAAGTCATTGCGTTGCCTTTTAAATCTACCGCAAGTGTACTTGGGTTATCCATTCCGCACTTTTGACCAAATACTGTGAATGGTCTTTTAGTGCTTATAGATTTAAAGAAGTCATCTAATTTATCAAATACTGTAGATACTCCCCAAGTTTTACCAAACCCTGCTTCTTCAAATACAACTTCTCTTAATTCTTTTTGTTCTTCAGGAAGTGTTGGAGATAACATCATTCCACCAGCGTCGTAAGGAAGCATTATTTCTTCTGTGGACATTGGGATATTAAATGGGTCTATTCCCATTTTCTTTCCAATATGCTCTCTTACTTTGTGTATGCTATAATTTTTTACAGTTAAAACGCAATTAAACCCTATTCTAGCTTTAGGAAATAATTTATCGTATGCGTATTTAATTGCGTCTAATGCTTCAGGTATATCAAGAACATCTTTACCTCGTTGTTCTTCATATACATGACCATCATGCGATATACCAACTTGAAAATCTAAACTATCTAACCAATCAACAGTCTCACGAGTAAGCATTGATGCGTTAGTGATAATATTAAACTCTGCTTTAGGATATTTTTTTCTTAATCCTTCTGCCAAGACTTTTAATACTTTAATATAAACTAATGGTTCTCCACCCCAAAATTCCCATCTTGTCTTATTTCCATCTCCTTTAAACCAAGTATCTAGTTCATCTAAAAACTTTTGTGCTTCAGCAGGATTCCCTTGAAATGAGTTTGGAACTTGTGATGCTTGATTACAATAACTACAAGCATAGTTACATTTTAAACCCATCTGAATTTTTACTAAATTTGGCTTATCAGATTTTTTTGCTGGATTACTTGGAGAGTTAGGTGTCCATTCGTGAAAATGTCCATTAGTATATTCTGAATTTATACTCTCTAACGATATAGGTAATCCATTCTCTGTAAGTTCAGAAGTATGAGGTTTATACATTAAATATCTCCAACCCTTCGGGTACTGAAGATGTAATTTGTATTCTGGTGGATTACTTGTATCGTAAGTCTTAATTATCTCTGGTTCTTTTTTTTTCCAAGAAGCAAAGTTATACTCTGATGAGTTACTCATATATGCCTTTAGTTAGGGTTTATTGATTAAAAGTAACATTTGATAAAAACTCTTTTCGCTTATCAAATATTTCTTGTCTGCTCTCCCCCTTACAAGCATAAGTTAGCCAAGAATATGCCTTGTCGTAATTTGCGATTGGTAAACTTAAATTATTAAAATTTAAAGCATCAACATCTTTTATTGATTGCCATTTTAAATTTTTAATTTCTTTAAATGGATTTGATAAAATTCTTCCTATTAAAAACTTTTTGCTAGGAAGTTTAATATCAAGACTATTAGTTTCCTTTAAAAGGAATTTAAGTAATCTTATATAAAAATCTTTATCGTAGTATGTGGCAATAGTGTCTAGATAAGTAGATAATCTGCAATTAATATCTATAGGATAAAACTTATCTTTATATTTAATTGTTTGAATATAAATTAAATTATTAGTTAATCCCTGTTCCCAAAAATTGTTACATGGTTCGGTATTTATTTTATAATCTTCATAATAAGAATAATCATAAAAAGAACCGCCCTCAGATATAGCCATATACATTTTGGCAAACACAGAAACGCAATCATTTCTTTGTATTACACTAAAAGTATAAACACCTTCATGTTCAACATAAGGCATTATTAAATAATTAACTAAAGAACCATTAAAACTAATGACATTATTTGTTTTAACTAAATGCTCTTTAAAATGTTTTGTAGAATTAAATTTTTTATAGCCCCACTCGTGTACTGAATGAACCCCACTTGATGTATCTGGTTTAACAAATATTTCTCCATCAATTTTAGAGTTATCTAAATCATTAACTGTTTTGATTACTTCAAAGGGAAGAATATCAAAACCACACTTTGAAACTAAATTATATGTATTTGCTTTAGATACTAAGTTTCCGTTATCCCCAAACTTATCACTACATGGAATTATGATTTTATAATCTTCTTTACTAAAATCGTTATTATAAAATACATCACACTTTAAATTTAAAGATAAAGATGCGTTTTTTAGTTGTGTTGCCTTGTTAAGGCTTTCTCTGCTGTCAGAGGTAAGCAAGGCAATCATTTTTTAGAACAATAATTTTTCTTTAATAAGTTCTTTTTGTTCTTCAACAGAATCGTAAAGTTCTTTAGCTTCTGGATAGATATCTTTTAAAATTTCTATAGTTGGTTTTGCATCTACTTCTTCATATTCAAATGTATTATCTAAAAACGACACAGGAGTGTTAATTACAACTGTAATGTCTTCTTCAGTATTTCCGTACCATACTGAAACGATTTGTTGAGCAAAAGATTTAATTAAATAAACATATCTCAATTCAGAAAAACCTTCTACTCCTCTTGAACGAAGTTTTTTTCCATCTACATAAACAAGTTCTTCATTATTAAAATCTGTTTGAAAAACAAGCATGTAAGAATTTGGTTTAAATTTAGATAATATATCAATGTCTTTGCCATTAATATTTATTCCATTTTCTATTTTGTTAAAATTATGAACTGAAATTTCTTCAGCAGCTTTTAATTTTCTTTTTATAAGTATTTTCATATTAGTTATTTATTGTGTTAGTGTTAGTTTGTGTCCGCCCTTTGATTTGCAAATAATAAATGAAGTCATGCAGTATCTTGGTAATTTTTCACCACCCACAGTCCAATGTGGGAGATGTCCCTGCCAAGCTACTAACATTCCTTTTTTAGTTTGTACTCTAAAGTGAACCTTACTTTCGTGTTTTGCGTATCTATCCCAAATAGGTGTGCCATTAGGATTTGAAAAAACTAATTGACCAGTCTTTAACTCAAAAATACCTTCGTTATAAACTTCTTGTTTTAATCCTTCGGTATCTGATGGGTAGTACGCAAGTACAACAAAAGTATCGTTATGGGTGTGGTTAAAAGTTGCTTTACCATTATGATAAGTATTAATTGACCAGTCTTGGTAAAAGTCAAAATTATCTAATATCTCTGGTTCGTAAAGTTCATTTATGTATTCTAAAAAAGCTGTTTCATAAATCTTATTTAATTCATCAACGACTTCTTTTGAACCACTTGCTCTAAAATCAACTCTACATTTTGAAGTATGTGTCTTATCGTTTTCTGAAGTTATTTCTTTTATTAATTTTTCGTCAAATCCTTCAGAGGTTTTAATTTGGTATATTCTTAACCAGTCTGGATAAAGATTGTGCGAAGCAATCTTTTTAAGCATAATTTTTTATTTACAATTACAGTTGCAATTACAAGCACAAGCACAATTACAGTTACAGTTTGTTCTGCAATTAAAACTTCCACAGTTACAGTTTTGTACTGACCTTGAAATATACGAACCACCTAATTCATCTGTTGTTACTTCTGCACTAAATATATTTTCAACAGTTAATGGAGTAAACGATTCTGAAAATCCACCAGCACCATCATAAGAACCCATGTTAGCACAATTTGTTGTAGGTATTCCTGTAAAGCCATAAGATGTCCACTCCCACCAGTTTCCATTTCTAGGTTTTTTTAAATCAACTGTATAGTTTGTTGTTGAACCATCAGCGGCAGTATAAGTTGTTGATGTATTATAATTAGAATCTTTATCTGAAGCATTTGTTGCACTAGCACAATTTCCTGCTGGAATAATTCCTGCGTAAGGTGTTGATGTATTAATTGTTGTTCCGTATAAAGTTGCTCTATCTAAAGATGAAATTGGTTTTCCATCTGCTTTAACCATACCTAAACTACGGGAATTAGCACCAGCATTAGGAACGACTAAATTTCCTGAACCATCTATAATCTTGGATAGGTTTCTTGCTTTTGTCATTTATTTATTTTTCCTTTTTTGTTTTAGTTATTAAGCAAATTTAACAATCTCAACCACGTCATTAGACAACAGAGCATCAGTTAATGTTATTGTTGTTCCGTTAGTTGCGGTAAAATCTACTCCCTTTATTAATTTAACTCCGTTCACATAAACCTGAACAAAGTTCACTACATAAGTTGTGTTAAATACAGTTTGACCATCAGTTGGTGTTATTACTGTTTCTGTGAATGGTAATGAAAGAGTTACACTCTCATTTCCACCAGCATTATTTAACGTCTTAGTAATTCCGTTTCCTACACTTACTTTTAAATTGAATACGTTTGCAGTTGTATCATTTGCAGTTATTTTAAATGCACCACCACCAACTGTAGCTAATGCGGCGGCGGCTTCTGCGGCAACCTTAGCAGTCTGAGCATCATTCTTATGGTTTTCAGCAGTATTTCTATAACTTAATGCGTTTGCTTCAGAAGTTGCGGCATTATTTTTAGATGTTAATGCGGAAGATGCACTTGAACTAGCATTAGTAGCTTGAGTAGTTGCTATTCCTGCCTGTGTTGTTGCAATACCAGCTTGTGTAGTTGCAGTATTTTTATCTGCTAAAGCTGAAGCAACATAACTTTGTAATAATTGTTCTTCTGTTAAAGAAATCTTTTGGATAACTTCAATGTAAATAACATCACCTGAGTTTGCCGCTACACCTAATGTACAAGTATTACCAGCAGACAATACATAGTCAGCAGTTGGTGTAATTCTAATTCCGTTTACAAATACGAATACGTTTCCTGTTGCGTTAAAAGCTAATGTTTTATTATCAACGTCAGCACCATTAAATACAGTCTGACCTTGTGTAGCTGTGTAAGTGTAATTAGTAATTAATCCTTCAACATAAGTACCTACGTTTACCCAACCAGTATTATTTTGAGAAACGTAAACTTTTAATCTTGTAGTAGCTGTATCAAACCAAATTGCACCATTTGCAGGATTGTTTGGCGGTGTAGTTGAATATGTATAAGCGGCATTAAAACTATTTAAAGATTGTAAACTTGAAGCGGCACTTGAAGCACTAGCAGTAGCAGAGTTCTGAGAAGCAGTTGCAGAGTTTGCACTTGCTGTTGCTGAGTTTGCACTATTAGTTGCTGAAGTTTGTGCTGAATTTTTATAACCTTCAGTAGTATTTTTAAATCCTTCTGTAGTATTCTTATAACCTAATGTAGTTGATACATAACTTTGAAGTGTTTGTTCTTCTACTGTTTGTAATTTTCTAAATACTTGTATGTAAACTACGTCTCCATTTATAAGTGGAGAAACAAATGTAACTCTAGCTACATTGTTATTTTTACTTAAAGTATAATCTTCTGTAGGAATAATTCTAAGACCATTAACAAATACGTTTACTAAACTGTTTTCAGCATAATCAAATACTGCGGCATTAGCATTATTAGATGCACCTTCTACATAAGAAGGAGAACCAGTAATGTCATACTTATAATCATTAACTAAATTTTGAATATAATCTGAAGCTATTTGCCAACCATTAGCAGTATAAACTCTTAAATTTGAATTAGCACTGTCGTACCATAAATCTCCAATATCTAATGAAGTTGTAGGTGCTGTTGCAGATATTCTGTATCTTTCGTTAAAACTATTAATTCCAGCTAAATTTCCTGAAACTGTATTAACTGCATTAATATTATTACCAACAGCTGTAATGTTAGTATTATTAGTAGCTACAGTATTTATATTTGTAGAATTAGAATTAACAGCATTAATATTTGAACTGTTAGCATTTACCGCATTAACATTTGCAATATTATTTCCAACAAGATTTACGTTAGTAATATTATTAGCTACTGTATCAATCTCACTAACCGCTTCTTGAAGGTCGTTAGCAACTTCAACTACTTTTGCAATCTCTGTATATAAAGTATTAACTTTGCCGATGTTTGTAGCAATAGTGTTAATGTTTGAACTGTTTGCATTAACAGCATTAATATTTGTACTATTAGAATTTACTGCTGTTACTGCCGCCATATTTGAAGCGACTGAATTTATGTTTGCACTATTTGAGTTTACCGCACTTACATCAGTTCTAATATTATAGACACCTGTAATTTGTGTAGCTAATCCAGCAAGTGTTCCGATGTTATTAGTTGGAGTAATTTGTCCAGCTACAGCAGTGATGTTTGTATTTGCACCTGCGGCAGTATTTATGTTTGCCGAATTAGCAACTACTGCATTTATGTTTGTAGCATTTGAAACTGCTGAATTAATATTTGCAGAATTAGATGCTACTGAATTTATATTTGTACTATTAGAGTTTACAGCATTAACATTTGCAATATTAGTAGCGACTGTTGCAACCGAAGCTATATTTGTATTTACAGTATTAATTGCTGGTAAATTTGTAGTTATAAATGCTTTATTAACAGCATCATTATCATTTACTGGTGATGCTAAGTTTTTAATTGCTTTGCTTTTTGCGTCCCACTTATCATCAACATCAACCGCCATATTATTAACGGAATCGTCAGCAACTTCTTGTGCAATATAGAATGACTGGTTAGCAGATTTATCTAAATCAGCTTCAGTTAAAACAGAACCATCTTGAAAATCTACAAGTCTTGCATCAATAGGTGTTTGTCTTTCAATTCTTACTGTAGCACCATTAGCTGGAGCAGTAGCAAATACTAAAGTTGATGTGCTGATTGTAAAGTTAGTATTAATAGTTCCATTTATATATGCTTTGACATGAGAACTATCTATAAAAGGAAATGGTATAGCAAAAGACGTAGTGCTACCATTACCTGTGTAGGTAATTTGTGCGTAATATGTTGGCATTATTTATTGTTGGTAAAAATTAATTAATGGTTGAAGACTATTAATATTTCTATTTCCATTACTAATTGATTGTTTATTAATATTTTGTTTTTTAATATCTTCTCTTAGATTTCTGTCAGCATTATCAATGTGAGCATATTTACCCATTTCTGATTGAAACACCGCTTCAGCTCTTGCCTTATATTGCTCATATCTCATATTAATTAAATCGTACTTACTTCCGTTATCAGCAATTCCTTGTGCAATTTTTATAGGGTCTGTTCTATTTTTATAATTATCGCTTTGAATATCTTGTGTTAATTTCTCTTTAAGAGTTAATCCTTCAATTTTTGTAGTTCTTAATATTTGATTAAGTCTGTCGTAAGCTGTGTCTTTACCAAATTTATATTGAGTGTAATCAACACCATCTTGAAATTCTTTTATCTTCTCAGGTAATTTTCCTAATCTTAATATTTCATTAGTAAGAACATCATTTGTTTTAGTTCCTGCTGGGATAGGATTTAAAAGATTATTAAATACTCTTTGTGCATTATCTTCATCACCTTTTTTAAGTGGTTCACCAAAGAAATTATATTGTGGTGATGGTGGTGTTCCAATGCCTAATCTTTCATTAATTACTTTATCTAATGTGCTTCTAGCACTTCTTAGATAAGGGTCATTAATTATTTTTGAGTAAGCACTTGGTACAAAACTTCCTGCTTTATCTTGAAAATATTTTTCTATTTTCTTAGGGTCTTCACTCATCATTGCATCAACAATGTCTTGAATACCTTTAAAATAAGTTTTGCTTAATATATTTCCAACTAATGCGTTTTTACCTGCTGAAACTGTGTTTCCTATTCTATCTGCAATAGGTATAGGATTGCTGTCCATTTGACCTGCTAAAAACAATGTCATGTCAGCACCAATTTTATCTATAGCTTCTTGAGTAAGTTTATTTTTATGTGTGCTGTAGTCAGCAATAATTCCAAAGAAAGCACCATAAGGGTCTAATTGACCAAATGGAATTTGAAAATCACCAAAATTAAATGAATATGGTTTAAAATTTGTTTCAGATTTTTTAAGTTTTAAAAGCTCACTATCAGTATATCTATTTAATGCTTTTCCGTCTCCTTGACCTGCAAGAGAACCAGCATTTTGATTTGTAGAACTACTTAACATTCCTAGTTCACTCATTAATGTTGCAGAAGATAAAAGTATTCCACCCATTGCTGTTTGACCTCTAACTTTAGCAATCATCTTAGGGTCACCTGACCAACCCATTAAATGTTCTACATTATAAGTTATTCCGCCAACACTTCTGTCTAAAACATATTTTGCTAAATTTGCTGGTGTTTTTACAAAGGGAAATATTTGTTTTAATACAGGATATGTACTTACAGCATCTTGAAACCTTTTAGCAAAACCAGTTAATTCATTTGTGTAAGTAGCTTCTTGTGCATACTTTAATGCTTCAGCATTAGTTGCTTTAAGACCTGTTTCGTCAAATCCTTGTCTTACATATTCTTTAATGAAATCGTCTAGCTCTTGACCTTTTAATCCTTTGCCTTCTCCTGTTGATACTGCAAGGGCATTAAGTTTTGCTCTATAATTTATTTGTTTAAAAAATTCGTCTGTAGCATTTAATACTCTCATTGGAGAACGAATAATATCTCCACCAAATTTCTTAGGAATTATTTTGCCTGTATCAAATTTAGTAGTTGTCTCTAATACGTTTTCACCATTTTTTAATGCTTGAATTCCATATCTAGCACTATCTTTTAGGTAACTAGTTAATCCAGCTAATGTTGCTTTTGCTTCAATAATTTGTTTTTCATAGACTGCTTTCTTAGCAAGATTACCATTTTCTAAAAATGCAGAAATAGAAGCACCTATTCTTTGTTCAAATGGAATTCCAAAAGCACCTTGAATACCACCTATTATGTTTACACCCCAAGTCTTTGGACTAGATAACAATGCGTTAATCCAAACTTCATTGAGTACGTCCCAAGTTTTATTTGAAGCAATGTAATTTAATATTTGTCTTGAAATTGATGGTTGGTCTAATGTTGCCAACTTATCAAGTAATTTAGCTTTGCCTTCAGGATTACTTTTTCCAAAGTTTTCAAATTCTAAAATTGCTCTTTCAAAGTTTTCTTTAATTGTTAAAGATTTTACAATTTCTTGTTTAGTCTTCCCAACTGTATTTAAAGCTCCACCCAATTCTGATGATACTAATTTTTTATTAACCATCATGTTAGATGTAATAGCTAATAATTTATCTATCTCATCTGTTGCAACTGCACCCATTTTGCTTTGACGAACCATTGCAGGTATCATGTTGATTAATGACTGCAACGTCATCTCATGTGCATAAATTAATGGAGACAGCTCTGTGTCTTTAAAAAACTTAGTTGCGTTTGAAAATTCTGTATAAACTTTATTTATATCACCACCATATTGAGCTATGGCTTTCTTTTTAATTACTTCGTCACTAAATTTCTTATCAACTACAGTAAAACTTTTTCTAACAGCATCATATAAAGATACTGCTGTATTAACAAATTCTTTATTAGCAATTTCAGGATTTACTCTATCTAAATTTAACCAAGCTCTAGGAATACTAAATGCTTCTTCAGCAGAAATTTCTCCAGCTTTCCACTTGTCATAATTTACTTGTAAATCTTCTTTAGCAAGTTTTTGAATAAATGCTTCTTGTTCTAATGGTGTAATTTTTGTTTTTACTTTTTGAAGACCATCAACACCTTCTAGTGCTTGATTAACAATCTTCATCTTCTCACCGATTGTTGTAGCTTGGTCTAACTGGTCTTTAACACCAATGATTGCTTCTTGTGATTTTGTTATTGTAACTAAATCTTGTTTTGCTTGAGCTGTATCTTTAAGTCCTTGAGTTACTGATTTGCCATATCTAATTCCTGCTAAAGCAAAATCAGCTAAAAGACCAATACCCATACCTTCTAATGAGTTTTTTAATCTTCCTTCTGCCCAAGTATCATCAGCTTTAGTTTGTAAATAAGATAAATACTTGTCACCAAACTCTGGTGAGTATTTTGAAATTGTATCTGCTAATCTTCCTGAGTTTTCATCAAAGCCAACAAACTGAGCTATTGCTCCTTGTGTAGAACCTTGAACTGCTTTTTGAGCAAATGTTGTTGCTGTTGCAGGATTAAATACTTTAAGTACATTTCCTGCTCCTGCAAAAGATAATCCAAATTGTACTACAGTTTCGGCTAATGAACCTACTAAACTAGTTGTATGATTATCGTTATCAGGGTGAGCTGGGTCATAAAAGAAACCTTTTATTCCGCCATTATAAAAATCTTTCTTATCGTATTTACCAAATAAAGGGTCTGAAAGACCTCTTGCTTTAGCTTCATCGTATGGAACGTATTCTAAAATTCCGTTTTTAGCACTGTTACCATAAGCCAACATTCCAATATTAGTGGCTTCTCCTAAAGTGTCACCTAATCCTTCTATAAAACCACCTGTAGCATTTATAAACTTTCTAGAACCTTCGTAAGGTGCAACTACAGCAGTGTCCCACAACCAGTTGTTCTCTTTTCCTTTTGTAACTGTAATATCAGTAACACCATCAACATTATTTACATCTTGTGTAACTGTAGCTTTAGTTGTTGGAGCTACATTAGTGCTTTGAGTTTGTGTAGATGTATCAGTTTTTTGATTATTAAGTTCATTTAAGAAATCTTTCTCATCTTGTGAACCTACAAATCCTTTATCTACGTTGATGTATGTACCATCAGGTAATTGGTATCTTTGTGACATATTTTATTTAATCGTTGAACATTCTAGTATTCGTTTTTTGTTTAGTAGAAGAATACTTAGGTTTTACTTTATTATCATACATAGACTGTGCTGATTGGTTTTGAACATTTTTATTTTTAATTTTTTGTTGATTTTGTTGTTCAAGTTCTTTTTGTTGTTTTTGAACTTCAATATAGTTGTCCATATTATCAACCATATTTTTCCCACTACCAAATCTAAAACTATTATCAGCAAGTGTACCAAATAATTTAGGGTATCTATCAGTAGATTTAAGGTCTTTATAATATTTGTTCCATTGAGCTTCTATTGCATCATTAATTTCTGATGATGACTTTCCTTTAAAACTGTCTTTATTAGAGCTGTACCATTTTGTTATTTTGTCAGTTAAATAAATTTTAGCATTTTTAGCTTCTTCAACTGAAGATGGGTCTTTTGGGTCAATGATTATTTTTTCAATACTATTTAAGTCTGTTCTAACTAATCTGTTTGTAAGAGCATAATTACCAGCACCTTCTTGATAATGAGGAATATGTTCCTTCATAAATATTCTAAAAGTTTCCCCTTTAATTTGTTTATTTTCTAATCCTTTTCTTAATAAATCACTGGCTTCTTGTGTTTTCCCTTCAAGTCCTAATAATTCTACTTTATTTAAAAGGTCTAAATTATCAGTTTTGCCACCATCAAAAAATTGGTCTTTAATCCAATCCTCAGCTCCTTGTCTTTCTGCTGTGCTTCTATTTTTATCTAACTTCCAAGCATTAACGTCAAAATTTGGATTTTTTTGAAATTCGTCTTCTATATAATTGTAAGTAGTTAATTTTACCCTTTCTTGCTGACCTTTAGTTAAAGCATTATCAACACTTACTTTATGTTGGCTTTTCTCATTTAATAAAGTCATTAATTCATCTTGAAGTGCTTTTGCACTTGATGTTTTATCAAAAGTATCAGTTCCACCTGCTAGATACTGTGGTAGTTGCATTATTAATTGTTTAGCAAATTTGTAATCTTCTGGTCTTACGTTTGTAACGTATGCCTTAAGAGCATCTCTAGTAAGTATGTTTAAATCTTTTCCATTAGCTCCAAAAGATTTTAAATCGCTTAGTTGATTATTAATTTCATTACCTATTAATTGAAATTTATCTACATTAGGGTCATCTACAGGAGAATTTCCAAAATTTTTATGTTTATCAATAGAAGTAAGAATAACTTTATTCATCTTAATATCAAAATTTTCTTTGAACTTTTCTATTTGAGACTGTCTATTAATATTTTCTAATTGATTTCTAAATTTAGATGTTTCTTGAAAAAAACTTTTCTCTAATTCTATTGGGTTAAAACTTGATAAACCTTTGTCAGTTACAAATTTTTTTAATGTATCAGTATAAAAATTATCAAAAGTAGTTGGGTCAGGATATTTAGCAATTCCTTTGTCTGAATATTCCGCAGATAAAAGAGTTGAAAATTCACTAGCATAACTTTTTAAAGTTAAATCTTTATATTTTTCAATATAATAAGGATTTGCTTGTAAGGGTATTTCTCCAGCTTTTACCTTGTCAGCAAATGCTTTTTTATTAGTATTATAATCTAATTCTGCTTGAGCTGAATTAACTTGCTTTTGTTGCATCTCACCAGCAATCTCAGCTTTAGCACCAGCACCATTAATAAAACTATCTAGTGCTGTTGTTAATTCTTTAAGACCAGCAATATCAGGTTCTTTCTGTGGAGTATAAAATAAATTAAAATCTCTAGAAGTTACTTGTGGTAACTCAGGAGTTAAATTTAAGTTAGTAACCTGTCTTGTATTTTTTGTAGCCATTAATTATTTTTACCCATAAAGAATATCTCCAACACTTTGTCTTTGTTGAGATTTTTGTTTATTAGTTTGTAACCCCCTCATTTGTTTCTCTGCTTCTAATGAGTAATAAGAATTAGCTATATTTAATGCAGATGTTGCATAAGCCATCTCAGGATTAGGCGGAGTTACATAAGTGCTTTGTGCTTCTTGTCCAAATTGGATTGCTTCTAAATTTCTTCTAAATTGATTTACATTAAGTTTTAGATTATTCGTTAGTGAATTATCATAATTACCTTTAGTTCTTTCAAAGTCTCGCATTAATGCTTCTGTAGAACCACTCAATGCAATTCCACCAGCATCACCTGCTTGTGTCATAAACGATGCTTGAGCTGATTTAGTTTTCTTACTAGCTTCAAAACCTTTTTGAGCTGTCTCAGATGCTATCTGTCTTATTTTTAATCCTTCTGCCGCACTTCTTTGAATGGCATTTTGTCTTGCTAATTCATTCTGTCTAATCTGCTGTTTTTGTTGAGCTTTCTGTCCAGCTATAGTGCTTTCTGCACTGTAAACACTACCTACTACACTGGCAATGGTTAAAGCTGTTGTTGGTTCTACGCACATATTTTTATAATTTCATAAAAAGGTTGATTTAATACTCCGTAATTAACTTTTCTTAAGAACTTGAAACCACACCATTTTAACCATTTGATATGGAGTTCATTTCTACAATCTACAAAGTTCCAAAGTATTTTGTATTTCTTAGCTAAAAAATTAATTAGCTCTTTGTTTTGTTTTAAAAATGGTTTTTCAATTTGTTTTAAACCATCTGTTGCCATAAGCCATATTGATGACAACGAATTATTTATTTGGTTAATTCCAAATATAGACACTGGTATATTTTTAGAATTAACTATTGTGAAACAAGTTGTTGAATTTTTATAACTAAATAATAATCCTTCATAAGGTGTAAGACCTGTTGCACTTAACATTTCTCTTTTATCTTCAAACCTTAATCTTGGTGCTAAATATTCTATATCTTCAAGAACAGTTAAACGTATATGATTATATTCTTGTTGTTGGGCTAACATAGTAACCTTCCCATGAAGCATTAATAAAATTAGATGGTAGATGACTGTCGTTAGCTATTGTAATTACAAAGCTATCGTTTTCACCTTGTACTGCAAATCTGTAATCCCCATCTTCTAAATTAATAGTTCCAAGATAACCTGTTCCAGTAATCGTTCCTGTAAATGTAGTTGATGATGAACTTCTGTTATCTGGTTCAACTAATGTAGTAAAATAAGCTGTGTCATTATAAGATACTGACCAGTTTCTAATTTGTAATCTTCCTTCTTTAACAGAAATTTTAGAACCCTGTGCATCACTATCTTGCATAAACTGTTGAGAGAAAGTAAATGTAAAATTATAGTTTTCACCAATAAATAAATTAGTAGTAGTAACATCTCCTGAAACAACAATAGAAGTAGTTCCAGTTGTTTGAGTGACAATATTAATTTCTCTACCTGCTTTAGCTGGAGTACCAACTCTTACAACAACAGACATGGGATTTGTTATTGCGTAAGGAATTGTTATAGTTGTACTATCTGTTCCTGCGTTATAGCTTCTTGAAACTCCTGTAGAGCTTTCTGTAATTTTTCTATCTAAATGAGTTAAATAAGTAGCTCCTGTATCAGTTAAGTTAGGAGATATATCTACTGTTTCAATAAATACGTCTGTTCCTCTTTGAATTATTAAATATAAAGTGTTTTCAATAAAATCAGCATTAAGAATATTAACATTGCTAACATTACCCATAACCCATTTATGCCAAGCACTCTGTAATCTTTTGTTTTGGGAAATAAAGAACTGATAGACATAAATTGCATTTGGTTCGTCAGATGTTATTGCAACTAAAATATTTTCATTTGTTGCAGTAGAAATTTTAAATGTATTCTTTGGAATATATTTAGGAACATTGGCAGTAATATCTTCTGCTTGTTTAGTGTCGTTATTGCTATCTATATAAAATTCTCTAAATCCTTGATAATTTCCTTTAGGAAAAGCAAATATAACATTAGAACCAGCATTAACAGGTTTAACGTCTCTATCTGTTTCAAATTCTGTAGTAACATTAATTGCCACATTTGCAGGAGTTAATACAGCACCACCAGTTAGTACAAACTGTGTTTGGTCTGAGAATAATAAAAGTTCTTCGTTAAAAGATACTGCATGTCTTAAAATAGAAACTTTAGTATGAGTTGATGCAACATCTATTGGGTCGCTATCTAAAACTTGTGTAACTGTTTCTGGGAAGAATTGAAAAAATTCTCCGCTTCTAGACATAATAATATTCTCATCAGCTAAAAATCCTAATCTATTTCTGTGAAAGAATATGTCGTTAATTTTACTTCCTATAAAACTTGGGTCTGGTGAAGATAACAAATCTCCTGCCACTCTATCTCCCCATGCTGGTACTTTATAGCTAACTGAATTTATTGTATAAGAACTGCCATCACATTGAGAAAATCTAAAATTACCATCAGCAGTTCTAATTAAAACATAAGGTAAAGTTGTTTCATCAATTTTATATTTAGTTGCTGGTGAAATTGTTTCTTCCCAAACACCATCACCATTTGCACTTTCAATAAATTTTACAAAATAATTATCAAACTTGTTTGTAGTATCTCCAGTAATTTCAACAATCATATTATTAATTGCTGGTAATGGTAAAGCATCAAAATTATTTACTGTATCTTTTACTATTTGTGATGCTTGGTCTCCATAACTGTCTGAAGCACTAACAGCTAAAGTTCCTGATGTTCTTATAATTGAAAAACTTGAATTTCCTATATTAGCAAGAGTATGACTAGCTAATGTACCAATAGCAGTTCTTAAACCATCTCTTACTTGTTCAGTAGTAACAGCTCCAGTAGAAGCTAATGTAGTTGAATAAGTAGTACCATTAATAGTTACTGAATATTTAATTCCATTAATAGCTTGAGTACAAGTATATACAGCTTGTTCTACTTTAACTGGACTTGTAGTTGGCGACATTGCTGTCACCATATCTTTATTTAGTACAAAGCTATAATCAGCAACAGACACACAGCGATAAGCATTTTTAGGATTAGTTGAAGTTAAATAAGCAGAAGAACCTGTTTGCATTACTACAGTTTTTTCTGCACCAGTAGTATCAAATACTCTGATACTTCCACTAGTGATAACGACAATATATCTTTCGGTCAAGTCTCTATTAATCGTATGAATATACGCATTAGAAAGAGCTGATGTTGATATTTTCTTAATATGATTAGTATTTGGTCTCTTTTTTAAACCCTCAACAACACTAGAAAACCCATTTATTTGAGTGCTAAATTGTGACGATAATCTTAATACCTCAGGTTGCTGTGATACACCTTGTACCAAATTTGGAATAGTTCTTGATACTAATGCCATATTACCAAGCTGTGTTGTTTCTTGAAACTGTGTATGCGGTTAATGGATTATCAAATATTGTATAATCTCCTGTAGATGCTTCAGCTTGTTTTAAAACAATTAAAGCTCTTTGTTCATCTTCTTGAGAAAATTTATGAAGTGTAGTTGCTCCTAAAGTTCTATCGTGAAATACTCTAGCACTTCTTATAGTTATATATCGTTTAGCTTGTTCAGGAATTTCGTTAAAATTTAAAAGATAAACCATTATAACATTTGTAAAATCTATATCAAATACGTTTGTATTTTTTGCTAAGTTATAAATATAATTATCTCTCTGAACTATATCGTAAGATGATTTTGAATAATAATTTGGGTCTAATTCAACTCTTAAAACATTACTAGCTATAGGAATTAAATTTGAAGTATCTCTAGTTAATGTTTCTTTATAATGTGTATTGAAATGCCAACCTGCACTTTGAACTTCTCTATTAATTTCATCTAAAACATTTTTAGCTATTGTTCCATCAACTGGAAGACTTCCTGATAAAGAACTTAAAGGTGCTTCACCTATTGTAGATAAAATAGTGTTTACAGCTTGTAGCTCAGATGTGCGAGTTGTAATTGTCATTTGAAAATATTTTTAAAGGGGGAGAAATTAATCTCCCCCAGTTTTTAACTTAATAATTAATTAAGCAGTCTTAATTGAAACAGAACTTTCAGGTCTTAAAATACCATGACCTAAAGCCATTCTTGATGTTAAAAGAGTTCCTAATCTTCTAGGGTCGTATGTACTTTCTAGAACTAGGTCTTTTAATTTAACTGTACCAACAGCAGAACTGTGGAATACAACTGCGGCAACTGTTGAGAAGTCTCCGATGTATGTATTATTTGTTCCTGTTGTAGAAGCCGCAGATTGGTCAGTGAATGAAGATACAGCAGTATTAGATTTAATAACTGGTACTCCACCGATTGACACTACAGTTCCTTTTGCTCTATCACCTGCATTAGCAGAGAAGTCTCTAGAAATTAAACTATCTAGATTACATAGCTGATAATATTGCTCAGGTGCTACAACGATATATCTTCCTTGAGAAGGTATATCTTTTTCATCTAAAGTTTTAATAGCAGTAAATATGCTACTTACTAAAGAAGAAGCAGAAGATTTAGCAGTTGCGTTAGTAATTACCGCACCACCATTTCCACCTGTTATGTTTGCAGATGCTCTAGAAGCTAGAACAACTAAGTTAAGTAGATTTTTATCTACAGTTTTTGCTAATGCTTGACCCATTTCTCTTGAGTAGATTGAACGAACATCATAATGATTTTTAAGTTCGTCTATTTCTCCAAGAAATGCTGAAGCTAATAGCATGTCATCAATATTGATAACTTTCTCGTTTTTGCTTACAGCAGAACCAAGAATTTCGTTACCAATAGTGTGGTAACCTGAACTGATTGTTCCAGTTACAGGGAATTGTGCAGACTTTCCTGAAGTAATACTTCTAACCATAGTCATTCCAAGCATTTGATTTTCACGTTCAAAAGCTGAAAGAACTTCGCCAGAGAAAACTTTTAGAAAGAGAGCATTTGCGTCACCTGCGGCATTTACTTGCCCCAGACGTGACGGAGTTGCGTTTGACATTTTTATGTCTCCTTTATTGTTTGTTTGGTTTGTCTTTTTTGTTTCAGCTAATGTACTTTCCTATTCAGAGAGTTATCTGTCGTAACAGGCAATCCTTTTGAATTTTCATTAGGTCACCTCTCTAGTGAGAGATGGTGATTATTTTTTAGGTTTCTTTTTAAACTTATTACTTTTAATAATAACTTTTTTAAATCTAACTATTCTTTTTAAAGGCACTACTATTTTTTATTTTTAATATTTGATAGAACTTCTACTTGTTTTGTTAATTCTTCAATTTTAGTTTTTTGTTCTGAAATATAAAAACTAACAGTAATTACTTGTGCCAATATAAAACCAAAATAAATAATTAACATTTTAAATGAAAAGTAAGATTTAATTTCTTCTATTATTTTTTTAAGAGCTACTATTTCGTCTCCATAATCAAGAACTACTCTATTTATGTTTTCGAGTAACCTAAAATTAATTCTATCTCTATCCATACGAAAATCATTTTTTAAATATATCTAATGTTGGTTTTAATCCATAGATTGCACCAAATATTCCAACTACTAACCATTTATAGAAATCTGGGAATTTATTAAAATATTCAAAAAATAAATCTAATTTACTTTGTATCTTTGGGTCTCCTGAAAATATTGACCAAGCTAAAATTAGAATAGGAAGTGTTACTATTATTAAAACAAATTCATCTTTCCATGACTTGTCTTGTTCACTTGCAACATCTCTTTGATATTCAATCTC